ATGGTTAAACCCTAACCCCGTGGAGTTATGAAATTACTAATCCCGTTATCGTATCTTAATGAGGCTTGTTACTTATCACAGAACATCGATGAAAAGAAATTTAAAATGGTCCTGAAGTTAGCACAGGAGGACCTTGAAGATATTCTAGGAGCTGAATTTTACGCTCAGATTGAGACGCAATACAGCCCACAGAATGACACCCTCACCACTGCCAATGCTACACTATACGAGGACTACTTGAAAGACTTTCTTGCGTGGTCCACTTATCACCGGCTCTTAGGTTTCAGTCAGTCTGAGTCAACGCCAACGGGCGAGCGGGCTTTTACGGATGAGAACAGCACTTTACTAGCTGACATTGCATTGGAGGCGAAAGAAAAAAACGTCCTGCAGATGGTGGCCCGTTATAAAAACCGGATCATTAACTACCTAGACAACGAACAGTCGAAAGATTCCACAGCCTTCCCGCTTTGGGATGGATGCAAAAAGGGCGCGTTCGGGTGGGGCATCTCAGGGATAGAAAGAAACAGCCACGAAGACAAAATATTTTCAATCAATAAAGCCATAATCGGCAACGAATAATATGAGCAATTACAGAAGTACAACGGCAACCAATACAGGAGCAACGGTTTCCAGTGTGGGCGTGAACGTGAGCCAGGTGAACATCATTAACCGCCATAGCGCGGTGATCTATGTTAAATTTTATGACTCCGATGTAGCCACCTTCCAGGATACGCCATTGAAAACGTACGCGGTCGCAGCAAGTGGCGGGGCGCTTAACCTAATAGGGAATAAGTTTTTATTTGGAACATCGCACGGCCTTGCGGTACGCGTGGTAACCGATAACACAGACGCGGGCAATACAGCAGCGGCTACACTTCCAATCATTGAATTAGAATATAACTAAATGGAAACGATAGGAACGGGCGCGGGTCAGCTAAACATTAAGATGCAAATCGGGTCGGTTTGGATTAAAGACTTCATTTTCAGAAGCTATAATTCCACGACAGAAGTGTATACCGATGACGATCTAACGGGCGCAACCTTTTCTTTTTTCTTAAAGAAATTTAAAGGCGACCGCGTGAAGATGTTTAACCTCACTTTGGGTAACGGCATTGAATTTATCACCTATGTCGATAACCAAATCAGGGTGACAGCGAGCGCCACGCAGACCGCCATAGAGGAGGGTGAATATTATTTTGAGTTGAGGCGTACCGATTTGGATAAGGCGAAGGTTTCAGGGTTATGCTATTTAGTTTATGATTCCCCTCAATGAATGTTGATTCAACTGATAACGCTATTTATGTCATAACAAAGAATGAAACCGTAACGGTCACGGATCAGGTTGTTAGTAGTGACATCTATGTAACGACTATTGAAAGTGATGTAGTAGTTACGGATGAAACCACAGTTGAAAACGTACAAGTAACAGAGGTAACGACAGTTGAAAATGTCTATGTAACTTCTTACAATGTTGAAACGGTAGAAGTCACTACCGGAAATAATTTAGGTCAGTCAGCTATCCAGTTTCAGGATGAGGGCGGCAATCTAGGAACAGCGGGGACCATTACGATCATTGATTTTGTAGGCACTCCTGTTTCCGCTGTCAGAGTTGGTTCTAAACTCACTGTAACAATTAGCAGCACCGGGGGCGGTTCTAGCACTTGGGGCAGCATTACAGGGACTTTGTCGAACCAGACAGACTTACAGGCCGCATTAGATGCGAAAGCCTCTCAGGTTGAATTAGATGCCCTTGAGGTAAGAGTCGATGATCTTGAGGACGTAGTTTATTCTCAGACCGGCTTTGTCGGACAGGCGCTTGCTACATGGACCGGCACGGGTTTAGTATTCGATGTAATTTGGCCCGCTTATTACATTGTTGGCGTTCGGTATGATGCCGGCAGTGGTCAGGTAACTTTGGCGGCAGCGGACCCAACTAACCCACGTATTGACGTTATCGCGGTGGATGCCACTGGGGAAATAGTAATTCAGGGGACAGCAGCAGCGGACCCCGTCACCCCAACGGTTGACAATTTAACACAGCTTTCAATTACCACGGTATTAATTAACGCGGGGGCCACTACACCCGCAGGGATAACGGACGAATATATCTACCGCGAGAATGTAGAGTGGACAGCTTCGTCTGATAATGGAACGGTAGATTTTAACGCCACGACAAACCCTTTTGCGGGAACAAAACATATCAGATGCGGGGCGTTTACCAATGGTCAGTATTTACGGTTTGTTGACTCGGTCACTAATGATATTACCGATTATAGTCAAATAAAATTTTACGTAAAATTACGAGCCACATTTTCAACGACAGCTGGATTTATTTTATCATTCCGTAACGGGGCTACGGTTGTTTCTACTTCAGTAACAATTACGAACAGCATTTATGATTTTGACAGAACCGATATAGCAGGTTATCAGTTAATCGTTATCCCTCTTTCAGCGTTCACTTTTTCGAGTGCTAACTTTGACCGGTTGAACATTGCATTGAAGGGAACCAATGCAACAGGCTTCGATATGGATAACATTATTTTACAAGGGGGTATTGCTAGTTCTTCACCTTTGCAAAATGCCGTTACCACTATTACAACTGATTCAGGTAGCGCGGTTTCAGATCAGGCAAACGATACATTTAATATTTTAGGCTTAGAGGGAACGGTCGTAACCGCTTCAGGAAAAACGATCAACATTAAGGCACTTCCATTAATTACAGCAAGCGGAACTGATACCTACACGGGCACAATGCCGACAACGATAGCGACAGGCCATGTTTTCAGAGTTAAGATTCCGAACAACAACACAGGTGCAAGTACATTTAACACGATCCCATTAAAGAAAGATGTTACGACTGCGTTGGCGGCTGGCGACCTGAAAACTAACGGGGTTTATATCTTTCATTATGACGGGACCAATATCCAGGTAATAGGCTTAGGCGGTGGAGGTGGTGTAACAGGCGATGTAGTAGGCCCAGCAAGTGCAACGGATGGAGCCGTTGTTCTTTACGATGGCACTACCGGAAAGCTAATTAAAAACTCTACTATCTTACCCACTACGGTAGGGATAGCGATAGCAAATTTAGCCAATCCAGGCGCGGTAAGATTTATTCGTATCAATGCCGACAATACGGTCACGGCAAGAAGCGCATCGGATTTTTTAAGTGATATAGCTGGCGCACCATTGGCAAGCCCCGCTCTGACGGGAATCCCTACTGCACCCACACCAGCGGTAAGTGATGACTCAACAAAAATCGCAACTACTGAGTTTGTAGTAGATTACTTAAGTTCATTAGGCGGTGATGAACTAGAACTAGCTTATACGACTTCAATTTTTAATTACACGCAAAAATAATGGCACGATTAAAAGTAACAACAGCAAACATAAAGCAAAAACTTACGCTATGGGCGCAAGGTCAAAACCTAACTGATGAATTAGTATTCATTGGGAATGACATAGATCAGTCTGAATGGCAGAATCAGGCATGGCAATTAGCTAATATGATTATTGAGTTTCAATCTGATACAGTAAGCGGATTCAAAAAAATAGTTTACAAAGAAAAGTTATAATATATGGCAGTTTCATTAGCAGAAAAAGCGGTTTACGCGCGGACGATAAATGTAGGTGTTGGAATACTTAATGCAGCCACAGCAGGAGCGTTAGGTGCTACAACTAACGCAGTTACTTGTTATACGGCCGGGGCTTACGGTGGCAGGATTGAGAGCCTTGTTGCCAACTCAGACGACACGGCAGCGGTAAACTTATTTGTTTTACTTGTAGACGGGTCATCAAACGTTTATCCTCTAGGAATTGTAAACGTACCACTTAGCTCTGGTAATAGTGGAACTGTACCAAACATTGATTTATTAGCAGGTAGTGGTGTTTCTTTGATTGGTATGTTAATAGACGTTACGGGTAAAAGATATATTTCAATTCCTGCATCGTGGACATTAAGGGTTTCAACATTAGCGAACATGACAGCGGCAAAAAAATGCCACGTTACCGCACAAGGATTCGACTTTACATCTTTAGCTTAATGAATAAAGGGCTGTTACACGGAACTTATAGCACAATGGTTATTTCTAAACCTTTGTTTCTTGACCTATATCCAGGTGCAGCGGTGGCTTATTCTTTTAGAAAATTAAGAAGGGATTATAGAGGCTTTTGTTTACAGGTTCAACATGACGACACTACTGTTTTAGATATTCCATTTAAAGATGATTATATAGATTTGGAATATGCCCGTTCCTTTTTAAGGAATAGTTCAAACGGTTATCTTTTCAAATGGTATGATCAAAGCGGAAATAATAATACAGCAAATATTACAGGCGCATCGGTTAATATTGCGTCATCTATTTATAATAAAGGATTTCATTTATTGAATAATAAAGTGGTAGCCTTTATTCAATTAAATTCATACTTATTATTTACAAATAATATTAGTGCATTGGGAGATTGGTCGACTTTTGTAGTTTCAAAAAGAACAGGGGCCGGAGTAAGGGATCAATATATATCAGGTTCAGCAGCCCTTTCACCTACTCAATGGAACGACAATAACGTATATATTCAACGGGCTAATACCGGAACTGATTTTTACAGATCCGCGGCTGATAGTACGTCAACTTATAAGGTAATGAATGGTTATTGCATAAATAATGTAATGTCAGCTTATAAAAATAATTCCCCATATTCATTGGCTGCTGAACTTGGATTTAGTGGAAGCAATACAGTATGGAACACTATTGGCGGATATAATGGTATCAGTAATCCAGCCTCTGCAAGATTCGGTGAGGTTATTCTATATTCCAAAGATATGAGTTCATCAAGAAATGAAATGAATCAAAATATTATGCATTACTACGGATTATGAAATTCACATTACAACGATTAAGCCACGATAAGGAGCAGACTTTCGGAATAATAATATGAGAAAAATAAACCTAATAGTAATTCATTGTTCGGCTTCAAAGGAAACGAACGACTACACTTTTGAGGACTGTATCAGGGATCACAAGGCCAGGGGTTTCAATACCTGCGGTTATCATAGGTTCATAAGAAAAGATGGCACTATTCACATAGGCAGACCCTTTGATAAGACGGGCGCGCACGTTAAGGATTACAACGCTAATTCAATAGGTATCTGCTATGAGGGTGGACTAGATGCCAATGGCAAAGCAAAAGACACGCGCACCGAGGCACAGAAGAACGCTATTAATTTGTGTATCATGGAGGCCTTAAACTTTGCCGGACGTAATGGAGGGCACGTTACGCGCATTTGTGGGCATCGTGATTTAAGTCCTGATAAGAATGAGGACGGGATAATTGATCGAAATGACTGGATTAAGGAATGTCCATGCTTCGATTCAGAGCCTGAGTTTAAGCATTTTATAGCGGTAATTTGAATAATTAGCCTATAAAAAAACCAGACTGATTTCTCAGGCTGGCTTGTGATCTAAAAAGTCTTAAGACTTACTATCTCATGACTTCTTAATTTTAACTTGGACGTAACAAAAATATAAAATTATGAGCGGAATAGGAAGCGTAATTACAAAAATCTTTGGCGGGTCTGCTGAAAAAGTAATCAGTTCGGTAGGGTCGGTAATTGACAATTTGACAACTTCAAAGGAAGAGAAGGAGGCTGCGAAACTCGCTATTCAGGTGGAGGTAAATCGGCACTTGGAGGCGTTGCAAGCTAACCTAATAAAAGAAAAAGAATTGGATGTTCAGGACAGGGCGAGCGCAAGAAACAGGGAGGCTGAATTTGTAAAGGCAACGGGACATATTGATTTCTTGATGTGGTTCCTTGCGTTGGCTGCTATTGCTATTTTTGCTTTCCTTGTGTGGACTTTGCTTAAATCAGAGGTTCCTGAAAAAAATGAAATATTAGTCGTTCACACACTAGGAATAATTGAGGGTATTATAGTTTCTCTTTTCAGTTACTATTTCGGATCTAGTGCCGGTTCGCGCATAAAAGATATGAGAGCTAAACAATAAAAAGCCCTAAAAAGGATCGTCATCAATCAGCGTGGCATGATTATTAATCAATCTGTAATTACTCGCAATATCATCATGATCGTTAGTGAATCCGGTCCAATCCTTTTTAAACTTTAATCTTATCGGCTCATCAAATCTTGTCGGTTTACCTCCAGCCTCCCTGTTCCTTATTTTGCCAACGTAAAGAAGCGTGCAATATCTTTCGTCCTCATCCATGTGGTAAAGGTTTCTGTGAACCACAATTACCGTGTCAGCACTGTTAGGGAACTTTGCGCCTCCTTCAACATCGGCCATCATTGGAGGGTTTGTTGCCCCTGACTTGTCTAATTTCTGCCGTTGGCTTTCGCTCATCGTATGGCAGTTTAGAAAGATGCTTTTGCCTGTTTGCTGAGTAAATATTCTGAAATCCTGAATTGCATCGTAATGACCTTCATGCCCTCCTTTTACTTGTAGGGCGTTGTAAGGGTCAATAAACATCATATCAGCATCAAACCCCCTGTGTTGACCCTTAATGAATTGGGTAAGTATTTCAATATGGGTAAACTTCTTTTCATGTCTAATAAATTCTACATGGTCAGCAAGCCAATCCATTTTTGTGAGTATCGTTTTATGATCGTTCGTATTCCAAAAGAATTGAATCAAATACCTGGCAAGCGTGGAAATACGGTTTTCAGCAGAATAAACAATCAACTTCTTACGGTCTAGCATCTTTGAAAGCAAGTACAGAATTACGTAAGTTTTCCCAACGTTGGTAGCGCCAACGGCCAAAGTTAGTTCACCCTGTACGTAGGGCATATGTTCGTCAACCTTTCGGTGACCGTACTTGTGAACCTCAAATTTAAGCCCTGTTTTGATTTCCGCCTGCCATTCTTCCGGTTGGGCGAAGTAGTGGGTTTCGTTGTCGTAACGTTCCGCAATCTTTTTCAGGGCTTCTTCTGCTGAGATCATTTGATATGTGATTTAGCCAGTTCAAAACTCCATGTCTGCCACGCCCACAAACCAAAGGCATTATCACCCGGAAACGAAACACAGTTGAATTTTGAATTTTCCTTACGCCTAAACACAATATAGCCCACTTCTTGCCCGTTAAGGTGTTGGGAGTAGATATACCACGAAGTATCGGCAAATACCTGTATGTAAGTGAATCCTGCCTTTTTAATCTCTTTGTCTAAGTCTTTCATTTCGTTTTTACCTTTTGTTTTAACAAATTCTCATAAATAGCGATCTCACGATCCTTTGCCTGTATCCATTGAATAGCATCTTCAAGCGTGTTTCTAAGTTCGCTCCCTTCCTGCAATCCGTCATAGTCTTTTAGCACTTCCGTAAAGGATTCATGTAACCATGTGATAATTTCGGTCGCTGTGGCCCTTTGCTTGCCCTCAGGCAGACTTTCTATGATTTCCCGTAGTTTTCCTAGTCGGTTAGGACAAAGTGCCTTAAACTCAAGATATTTGAGGTTATGGTCTTTCAGGTAGTTTGGGCGGGTTGTGACCTTGTGAATTATGACTTTATCCATTAGTTATACTTTTTTTCAATGAATTGATTAAATGTGTTATATACATGGCGAAAATCATCAAAGTGTTTTCCGGGATATGATCTAAGAAAGTCCTTAACAAGATTAGGGTGAGATATTTTTGACTGCTTAATATCATACAATTCTTTAAATCCGTCCTCACCATTAATTCTATACAATAGACCATCGATTGTATTTGGGGTAATTAGAATGTATTTATCTTCATCATGCTTACCATAAACAAAAACTTTTCTTTCTTCTCTTTTTCTATTCTCTTCTACTTCTTCTTCTATATTGGTTGTTTTGGGTTGTTTTGGGTTGTTTTTTTGTGCGTTTTTATTACCTTTTGGGGCACCTCCCTTACTTCCGTTTAATGAATTTTTCTTAGAAATATGTCCGAGTTCATCAAATTGCTCATTCAAAAATGAAATTTCAATGACATCTTGATCAACTTTTATATGATTTCCATGGGTTAAAGAATCAATGGTCGCTTGTTTTAATTTAAGCCTTCGCTTGATTTCGGTTAATGTTAACGATCCCGATTTGAACCAATAGTATGCACAGATATTTATGAATGCGCCTTGAGTTGTCATATCTTCAAGTGTAATCGCTCCACTGATCCATTCCGAGGCGTTGAACTTAAAGTAGGGTAGTTCTTTAGCCATTTTGTAATCTGATTAACCCCATATTTTTTATCACTAAATCTATTTCACTAAAATCATTTTCGGTTAAATCAAACCACTCTCCATCAATTCTTTTATGTGATAAAAGATTGTGTAACATTGATTCAAGTTTATTATGGTCTTTAGATTCAATATATGATTCTAAATTAACCTTAAAAGGAAGTTTTACTTCGAAAATCTTTAATCGCTTAGCTATGTTATTTGTACAACCAATCTTATAGCCAAATTCTGATTTTATAAAATAAACATACCCCTTATTAACTTTAGCTTTAGATAGCAGATATGATGAGTCAAATTTTCTGTATGATGTAGTTCTTAATGAAACCCTAAATTCACTTGTTTTATCAGGATAAATAGTAAATTCAAAAGTAAAATTAGTACCATTTGATCGAACTACTTTTGGGCTATCATTAGTTTCATTATTTAAATAATATTGAACCTTACCTATTTTTGAATTAAGCCTCCAAATAAAATTGTCAAATTCATGATAGGCAATAGCTTTCATTTCTGGGCTATTTAAAATAACTGAATCAACTACCCTAATACAACTTCTGTAAATTGCACTACAAATACTATCTGATATTTCCATAAATAAAAAAGCCCTGAAGAACCTCCCCGTGTGCGCGGTTCGGCCCTTCAAGGCTAAAAATGTTTTGAATGACTACGCACATAGTCTTTTAATTTGGTATGCAATGTTACATAATTCACATATGAGTACAAAATTATACATGAGATTTGTAGAGGAAATTCCACACTTTTAAGCAAATTTTTTTTTAAACAAACATCTTAATCTGAGCTTTGGCGGCCGTGGCATTATTGCAATTCTTAACCGCTACATCAAAGTAACTATCTTTCAATTCGCACCCTATCGCCTTACGTTCATCTTTAATAGCCTGGTAAGCCTCGGAGCCAATGCCTAAGAAAGGAGTGAATACAACCTCACCACGATTAGAATACAGGTTAACAAGCCTGTGAATGACTTCTAATTGAAGTGGTGCAATGTGTTTCTCATCTCCCATGTCAGTACCCTCATGACCGTTTAAAACATCAGTCCTTCTTATGTCCATCCAGACAGGCGAGGCCCACTTTTGCCATGTGTCCAAAGGGAAGTTCTGTTTTGTAAGGTTAGTAACCGGTTCCCAGTTTTCCTGATCTCCTTCCCACTTCCTAAAAATGGTAACATATTCAGCCATCCCTATTCCGGTAAATGTGGAGTCGCTTGTAACTGTTTTATAAAGTAATCTTTGCGTTTTAGTGCGTTGCATCTCAAGTACCGGATCGGTCCAAATTGTAATCTTTGAATGTAGTTTGAAATTTTCAGCTAATACCGACCTTGTGTGATCGCTCGTAAAATCATACATTCCGGTGTAACCGCTTGAGTTCTTATAAACTCCTAAGTCTTTTGTATGACAACACATCAAACGACCAGGCTTTAATATCCTGTAAAGGTCTTTTAAAAGAAATGCATATTGCTTAAAAAACTCTCCGTGGTTTTCATTATTACCCATGTCATGGATGTAGTTTGAATAGGTAAACAACGAACTGAAAGGAGGAGAAAATATAATCAAATCAACGCTGTTATCAGGGATTCTTTTAATCTCTTTGCAGGTGTCTCCCTTCATTAAGAAATAGTTTTCAGTCTTAACTTCTTTGTAATCGTATGTATTTAAAAGACCGTACTGTTTGCTATTAATGTTACGATTCATTTCATCTTGCATCTCAATAAATTTGCGCTCTTTTTCTTTAATTGAGTTAATCACGTTTTGCATGGTGTCGGTGGTTATCATGTAAATGTTTACTTGTTGTTTCTGTCCGAATCGGTAGGATCTTCTAATGGCCTGATATAATCCTTCAAAGCTGAAATCCAAAGAGGCAAATATCTGATTGTGGCAGTTCTGATAATTAAGTCCGAATTGAGCAATCTTAGCTTTTGTAATTAAAACTCTAAATTCATTTTTTGCAAATCCTAATAGGTTCTTTTCCTTCAATACCGGATTATCATTCCCACGAACCTCCACCGCGTCAGGAATAAGTTTCATTAAATAGTCAGCTTCTTCATTTTGTTTAACCCATATTATAAAGTTATCAGTAGATGAGTTAACAATATCAATAACCTCCGATAGTCTTTCAATCTTAGTTAATCGTAATTCGCTATTGAAATTAGTAGCGTTTATGGAAGCGTCATTGAATAGCTTATAATTACTTCTTACATTAGTTTTAATTTGCTTTTCAATGTAATTCAATGGAGGTAAAATAAAATTACTGCCATCAAATCCAAGATCGGAAGGATTAGAAAGCATACAGGCCCATGAAGAAATCCATGCGTAAAAATCAACTTTAGCGTGTGATTTTAATCGATAGTTGTTCATTCCTTCATCCCTTACAAACCACTTAGAGCGCATATCTTGAGCGTCTAATATGTTTAAAAATTCCGAGTGGTTTCCGATCTCATTAAGATCGTTAGGTGAAGGCGTAGCTGTGCATGGTAATTTGTAAGGAGTATATTTAAATTTCTCTAAGATTAGATTTTTATATACCCCTGTGAAGTTCTTAAGGATGGAACTCTCATCAAGTACAACTCCAATGAAGGGTTCTACATCTACGTTTTCAAGTTGTTCATAATTGGTAATAAAGATCCCCGGACCAAATACATCTGACTTTAATCGTTGTACTTCTATGCCAAACTTTAATCCCTCCGATATAGTTTGACCGCTTACCGCCAAAGGGCAAAGAATAATTACAGGCTTACCGGTTCTCTTTACAATCGCATCCGCCCACGATAATTGCATAATTGTTTTACCGGTTCCACATTCACAAAACAATGCGTAACGGCCTGCTTTTAATGCTCGTTTGACTATAAAATTTTGAAAGTCGAATAGATTAGGATTTAAATCATCAGTCTCAAATCCTGAATCTTTATACTTCCTGATCTTTGTTTGTAAAAACTCTTCGTACTCCATAAAAATAAAATGTCCTATGTCGGGTTCGAGTTCGTGGCTCTCCCCCTACATAGGACGGAAAATGTTTTTAATTGCTTCCACGAAAAGCACATACAAATATAGCGATCATTTAATAAATTCAAAGTTTATCCGCTTTTTCCTGATTACAAGGATCACACATGGACTGAAGGTTGCTTAAATTATCAGTACCTCCTTTTGACTTTGGGATTCTGTGGTCTATGGTCAACCGTACCTCACGGCCACATTTAACGCAACGCCATTGACTTTTCTCAAAAACCTTGCTTCTCTTTGTTTTCGAAATCATATATACTGAAATTTCAACCCCTTGCAGTGATTGTATTGCGGATCACCCTTCAGATGGCGGTTTAAATTACCGTTGGCGAGATCGTACTTCCTGGCGGCTAAGTTCACGCCCTCGAATACTTCACCCGTTGTAAGGCAAATAATAGGCTTCCTGTTGGGGTATCTCACGCGGGCTTCGTTTATAACTTTCTCCACGAACTTGCGCTTGAAGTTTTTCTTCTCCATGTCGGCAAAGAACTCTTTTGCCGTTCGTTCGTCTGGGTGTTGTTCGCGTGGGAACAGGTCGCATTGTGTGTCACGGGCAGGGTTCTTGCCCATGAAGCTGTCTACTTTTGGTAGGTTGAAGTTTGATTTCATTTGAATAGTGTTTGTTGAGTGGTTTTATTATTGTATATACCCCGCGCAACATTGAAAATGGTTAGGCCAGCCTCATAGTCTACAAGGTTTCTTGCGATCTTATCGGTTCTCTGTTCTCCTTTATATGTGCTTAAATCTATCCTATGGAATCTTTCTAAATCTGATTGTTTTGAATAAATAAAATTATCAGCTCTTCTATCGCCTAAATCATTCGGTAATTTAAAATTTGTCCAGTATAGATGCCTTCCCCTTTTTTGTGCCTGAATCAAAGGCTCATAGTATGGTATAACATTTTCAACACAATATTTTCCATCAAAAAAATTATCGAGAAAAATTATTTCCTCATAAAGTTTTAAATCAGGGAATGATGCAGATTTCTTTCTTTCACCATCACCGGTATTAACTAACCTCATTTTGCTATGAGTTGGGCATGGTGGAGAAGTCCAAATAAAATCAAACTCTTTGTAATGGTCTAAAAGGTATTGGTGAGCATCCCCGACAATTACATTATCATTTGGGAATCGTTCTTTGTAAAGCCTTGCCAGTTCGGGGTCAAGCTCAACAGCTGTTACTTCACAGTCTGTCCATTTGTATCGATTGCCTCCAAGACAAGCATAAAGGTTCAACACCTTCATTTCCAGAATCGTTTAATAAGTAACCAACAAAGAGTAATAGTAAAACAGGAGGCTAACCAGGTGATCAGGACGATGGATAGGATGCTCATGGCTTCAATGATTTATAGTGTTCGAGGGCTTTTTCGTATCTTCCATCATAATCACGACACACGCTTTCGCTAATCACCTCATCAGCGGCTTTGAGTTTGGCTTCGAGTTGGTGTACTTCATCACGATAATCTTGGATGACTTTACTTTTTGCTATCACAAGATTTTGAAGCCCTTCCAGTTTGGCTTCGAGTTCCTGAATCCTTATAGCTTGCTTTGCGTTGGCGGCTATATACCTTCCTTCGAAGTTGTTCTTTTCTTCTAATGTCCATTCGTTCATACCCCTGTAATTAAGTAGTCCACAAGCCTGATAATAATAGCGAGAACAAGCGGGAAAATAAATCCTAGCAAGATAGCCGATAGGCATTGCAGCGCGGGTTTGTCGCTGTCTATCCCCTTGATGAAATACCTCATGTCTTTCATCTTGGTATTTCGAAGTCTTTCACGTTCGGTAAGTAGTTGAATTGGTGTCATAGTTTAAATTCTGGTTTAGGTGCATCAAAAGTAAATAGTGTTTTAATTTTAATTCCATCACAGGTTTTTAAATAACACTCGTCCCATTTACTACGGGCGTATAATTCTATAACTATATCCAAGCATAATGGAACTTTCAAATAATTCTGTGAGGCTAAATGATAATAATCAACATAACCCATTTTGACAGCACATCTGTCTTTAGCTTCTTGTAGTGTCATAACATCTTATTTAGTTTGGCCAATAGTTCACGTTCTTTCTTTTTCATGTCCTGGAATTTCTCAGGGGTTACCTCGTGCTTCCATCTTTTTATCCACGCCCTGAGTTTTGTCCATTCGCGGTAAACTGTGAGGTAGTCTTCGAGCTCTTTTTGTGTAGGTATTTTAACAGACTCTTGCTTTGGTACTAAGATGGCATAAGCATCTATGAAGATATCGGTAACAACTATATCGTTTAACCTATCTGGCATAGTTAGTGCTTCAAGAGCTTCCGTTATAGTATCAAATTGGTATGCTAGGTTAGGATTGTTTGTCCATTTACTTTCGGATGGATAGGGCTTCCATAGATTAGTTTTTGGGTCTTCATGAAAATAGCACACCTTATCCTCAAGTTTAATCTCATAGTTTTCCGGCACAGGATATAGCTTGCCTTTTTCAATGTATGGTGTATCAAAAAGATTGTAGCAATCCTTAATTGTGCCCTTCTGATCCTTAAACAGCACAACATTTTTCATGGCGGCTTCGAGCTCTTTCTTATATTTTGGCAAGTTATCAAAATAGGCTCCATATTTTCCAATGGTATCGTTAGGGTCAGGTGCTTCAATGCACCCAATACCTTTGTCGGTTAGGATTATTGCGTTCATAGCGAAAATTTACGGCTTGGTAATTGATACGTCCTGACCTTAACCTTATCACAATAGCGGGTTTTAACTTCGAGCCATCCACGCCTAACGGTGGGAATTTTACCCTCGCGTTCAAGTTCTCCAATACGTGAACTGATTTTGAAAGTACCGAATAGTTTAAACGCCTCTAAGGGATTTAAAGGTAAGCCTAGCAAAATATAATTTGCAATGGCTTCTTTTTGTTTTTCTGTGTGGTTCATAGTTCATCTTTGATTTTAAGGATTATTTCAATCGCTGATTTGAAAGTACCGCCACGGGTAATAACGTTATAGTTTTGAGTCGTTATTTCTTTTGCTGCATGATCTAATAACCGCCTTCCATATTCCTTAATCATGTTGGATATGTTATCCACGTTCTGATCTGTTTTTTCCAGTTGAATTATAAATAACGCTAATTGCAACGGGGTAGGCTCTACTATATTCATTCTGGTAAGTAGGTTAGTTGATACATCCAAGTCCATTTCAAAAGCGATCGCATCCAGTCAATCTTCAGGCCGGAGCAGCGGCCCATTTTTACGATCTTAACGCATTGCTCAAAGTCGGGTGTTAGGTAAGTCCAGGTTTTCATTTGTATAGTATTTTTTTTGATAATAATATTGCACCGTAAGAAAAGGGAATTAATAATATAACCCTTATTAAAAAAGTTGTACTTGAATCGTCAGGCATCTCTATCTTTAGAGTCAGAGCGATAGCCAACACGAACAACCATAACGCAATTAATTTTATATACTTCATATCGCTTCACCGTTAAAAAGTTTACAAATCAAACGCTCATTCGAATATACTTCAGGATTGGAATCTATGCAATAGCCGCCCTCTAAAACGCGGAAGACGTAGATAGGCACGCTGACCTTCAGGCTTATTTCGGTGGCCTCTAAAATGGCGGTCACGTAGGTTTGGATTTTGATGGGAAGTTTCATAAGTTAATCAGTTCAATTAATTTATATTTCTCAATGATTGCAGATTGAAGTTTCAAATTGATTCTTTCAAAGTCCTCAATTACAGGATATATTTCTAAATGAAACATCTTGTGTTTATCTGAAATCATTCTATGATCATAGGTAACAAAGTGACATAAGTCAGCAGCCGTAAACATTAGATTACTCATACACTGCCAGTAATGTTCTGGGTATTCTCTTTTCAAATCCCATTGATCCGTTAACATAAGATAGTCGACCTGATTAGCGGAATTGAACGGGCATTTAATTTCCAAAAGTTCGTTCTTACCTTTTATTTTCCGGTCAGGGCTTCCTCCTGCATTTTCGCCATAAGGTACGAAAGCGAGTATCTCATACTCCACACCCATCTTTTCAGCAAAGTATTCAGCCGCTATCGGTTCAAAGTCCTCGCCCCAACGGGTAGGCGCGCTGTTGACTTGCTCTGCTGCGTGGCCCGTCAATGTTTCAGCTACCTTCGTCCTGATATACGTCTGAGTGGTTTTTGAAAGACATGAAGGATCTTCGATAAACTTTGACTTACTGCCCTTCCCTGTTTTTGGTCTTGCCGCTAATTCAGCCGCGTTCATTTCCCTAGTCCCTGATTCCATTAACTTCCACATTTCGGAAGATGTAAAACGTCCGGCCCTTACGTCATGCCATATCTGTGAACCTTGTTCACTTGCCTGGGCTAATTCCATTTCAAAATTATCCATTGAGTTGCTTATTTGGTGAGGCGTTCATTAACATTTCCTTTTGAATATCGGTAAGTAGGAAATTAGACTCCGCAAGGGCATAGGTTTCAATTTTCCCGTCTTCAATCCGTTTGATCGCATCTAACAGTCCCTGATCGGAAAGTGGTTTTAAAGCGGGTTTAAATACGTCCCTTTGCTTTCTGTTAATATCCCTTCCGAAAACCTTACCTAAACTTTGTGCTGCGTTCTTAAGTATTTCGGCTTTCAGCTTTGGAAAGGTTAAATCTAAGGCGTTCTTTTTCTTAGTGATATTAAAGTCAGCAATAGCCGCGTCCTTGTCTTGAGTAATAACTACCGATCCAAATCCGGCCCTCTTCAGTGGTCGGCCTGTTACCGGATGCCATACCGTCAAGATCCCAGTACCCACAACTTCGTTAAATATTTGTTGGGTGTGAATTTCTGAAACTTCCCATTGTCCTAAAAACAATTCATCGAGGGTCATTTCGACAAAAGAAACCGGAAGGAATGAAGCCCGATTATCAGGGGTCTTTTCAAATTCGCGCGGGTCAGGTTCTACATTCAACCGTCTTGTAAAATCCTGCATAAGCATTCTAAGCTTTTCAGGTTCTTGAAAATGTTCGTTTTCGCTCATATTGTTTAATGGTTATCTGCAAAGTTTCCGTCCGCGATCTCTTTCTCAACTTTAATCCATTCGTAAAATTTGGAGTCCAGATCTTGTGGAGTTAATTCACGGGGGTCATCTCCGTAGTTGTCTTTAAGCCAAACAAGGAAATCCTCAAGATTCAAATCATCATCAGACAGGACAGGCCCGAAGGCTTGCATCGTTGTGGAGCAGTACATTACCTGGTAACCGTCTGCTTCGTTGGTGATTATTTTAACGCTCATAAATATGTTATTTTTGGTTGATGAAAAAGAAATTTATAATCACTTCTATCAGTCCAGCAGGAAGTTTTTTCGTTAAAAATATCAATGTCATTATCTGATTCAAATTGAAATCTACTGAACCCATCTTCCATATCTTCCATATCTTCCATATCTTCCAATAACACTTTACCTTCAATGAAATCTTTTTGATCAAAAAAAGAATCATTCTTATTTAAAATAACTTTGCATCTTCTCATATTAATAGGGTAGTTTGTTTTCTCTTTCTTCTGCGTCTTTGATGGCCATTTTAACTACTTGCATAAATTCATAGGCGGAATCTCTTTCCTCATTTGATTCAGCCCCAAACCTGCCAATACTTAATATTCCATAAAGGCTCCATAGTTCTCTAACCGGCCACTCGTTTAAAGGCATTGTTTCGCTTATCATAAATCTGAAGGGTAAAGAATTTTTTCGATTTCAATTTCCTGATCTCTTTTCATCTCCCAGTTTTCAGCAAAGTCCATTATTGCGTCATCGAGGGTAGCACCATAACCGATGGGATCGCCTAAGTCCCAACCCTCGGCATCCACTACCTGAAAGTTTTGGATAGAGTTGGTAACCTGTGTTTCGTTTTTAGTTACCAAGATTTGAAGTTTGCGGGTGTCTAGTTGGTTTTTCATGTGTTTATTTTTTATTGATGTGTGCCATTTTTGTTATTGTTTGATGATTCAAAGGTAATACCCCCTATGATATTTCCAAACTTTTAAGAAAAATATTTCAAAATAATTTTAGCCTGAATATTTGGATAATTGGTAATACCTTTATAGTATTACACCCGCAACGGTGCTGTGGCTGAAACATATTCGGGGTGCACGTAAAATCGACCCTATACCAAACGAGTATGCGTAATTAGACCCGTTCCGTAACTAAGGCTACTATGAGAATGTTCGGAGCTAAACTGCATGGTATGAACGCGGTTAAACAATAACCAGAAGGCAGTACAATAGTGACAGGTGGGGAAAGACCCACTTTTAATTGAAACAAAAAAACCATGATAAACACCGAAGTAATAACCTGTAAGACCAAGAAGGGGCTTAAAGATCATCTTAAGAGGGTGGCGAAACCTAACGTAAATTCCTGGATTGTTAAGACGCTGAAGAAGGCAAGTAAATACAAGGAATGAAACCATTTAGAAAATCTATGTCATTTGGATTTGATCCACAGGCCGTAAAAACTTATGGTATGTTAGATGACGCTGGATACTATGTCATGTTGGATTTGGATGTGAATTATGGTTATGTTTTAACTTTTGGATTACCGAGATGAAAAGCTACGTTAAAGCCTATTTTAAATATTTCGGTTATGATGAAAGTTCATGGATTCCTTGTGAGTGTGGATGCGGTAAACAGGGAGTAGATATTCATCATCTTGAACCTCGCAGCATAGCCAAAGCCAAACTTAACTTTGTGGAAAATTTATGCGCCTTAAGCCGTGAATGCCACATGAGAGCAGACCGAGATAGAACTTTTAACGAATCTTTAAAAGTGATCCACCGCAAATTGATGTTATCAGTAAAGACAGATCATGAGCGGGTAATTTATTATTCAGAAGAAACTTGATAAGATAACCCAGTGATTTGCAAAAGATTAACTAAATGTTTAGTTTTGAATAATCATTTTTTTTCACCATGCCAGCAGGGGGAGCAAGAAAGGGAGCGGGAAGGAAACCATTATCAGAGGAACTAAAGACCGCTGACCTATGCCGGTCGGCTATTATCAATCATTTCGGATCGTTAGAGAAAGGGTTAATTTACCTTATAACCTCGCAGGAACCAGCCCTAATGAAATTCGTATTTGAACACGCATACGGCAAACCGACTGACAAAGTGGAACAAAGCGGAGGCATCGAAATAAAAGCATATTGGGACAAATCATTGATACCATCGGATACGGATGTGCCCCCACAAGAGTAGCCGTTGAAACCCTCCAGGCTATTGATGACGGGTACAGGGTGATCGTTCACCAGGGCGGCACACGGTCCGGCAAAACCTACGGCATACAGGATCTACTCATTGGGCTTGCCTACACAACAAAGCAAAGTATTTCGGTCTGTTCAATATCCCTGCCTCACCTGAAAAAGGGCGCTATGAGGGACTGGCGCGAATTGATGGAGGCAAAAGGTAATTACAACCCTTTAGCCCATAACATGACCGACCAACTATATCAATATCCTTTAGGGAGTTACATTGAATTTTTCGGGGTCGATGACGCCAAGCGGGTACGCGGACCGGGCCGGGACGTTCTACACATCAACGAAGCCAACCTATTGAGCCTAGAGACAGCCCGCCAATTGATGATACGTACCAAAAAAACGGTAATCATGGATTACAACCCCGCGGATGAGTTCCATTGGATTTATGACGAAATCATACCCCGTAAGGACTGCAAGTTTATTCAGACCACGTACAAGGACAACCCATTCTTAAGCCGGCAGCAGAAAGCCGAAATAGAACAACTGAAGGACATAGACCCAAATTTCTGGAAAGTTTACGGGCTAGGTGAGCGCGGCACCGCTCAGGCTACAATCTATCATAAGTTTGAAACCATCGACAAAATACCCGAACACCTCGATTATTGCTTTGGGTTAGACTTTGGATTCAATCACCCTAACGCCCTTGTCAAGGTTGCTTATGAGGAAAAGAAACTATATTTTGAACAAAAGTTTTTCCAGTCCCATACCACGGCATCGGACCTGATAGCCGCCATTAAACCGATCGTGAAACAGAAATATGTTTACTGTGATTCTGCCCGTCCGGAGATCATCGAAGAGATGCAGCGGGCCGGAATTGTGGCCTACCCTGCTGACAAGTCGGTAAAGGAGGGAATCGATTTTGTGCGATCTAATCGTATCTTTGTTCACAGGGAGTCTATAGACATCCAAAAGGAGATGAGGTCGTATAAGTGGAAGCAGAAGCCCAACGGGGATATTTTGGATGAGCCGATTAAAAAGTTTGACGATCTTATGGATGCGGCACGATACGGAGCAATAAGTTTCAAAAACGATCAGGTAGGAGTTTACACTGGATTTTTTTAAACCAAGGCATGAAATACAACATAAAAATTAATGACGAAATTTTAGAAAAGGACATCCCCAACGCGTGGCACCTTTTATCCTTCAAAGACTTTATCGGGGTGGTAAAAGCCGGGGACGAACTGCCCAAACTACTATCGGTCTTTACCGGCTTGGACCCAGAGATTTTAGAGAAAGCAGAAATCAAAAACTTTGACGTCCTCATGTCATCTTTGGCCTTCCTGAAAACAGAGATGAACCTGGTCATGCCGTCCGAAGTCTTAGGAATCACGGTCCCGCGAAACCTCGAACAGGAGGCCGTTGCCCGTTATGCCGACATTCAGGACACCGCATCGATGTTCAAAGAAGATGACAAAATTTACAACCTAGAGCAATATCCTTTTATCGTGGCGGTGTACCTTACGCCATCACCGTACAACTATCAAGAGGCTGAAAAATTAGCGGAACGTCTCAAGGACGCGCCATGTGTGGAGGTCGTGGCGGTGGCAAATTTTACATTACTGAAATTGGACGCTTGGAACAGAGGCATGCCGATAACCTCCCACCTGGAGGGTACGACCCTCAACAGGTGGAGGCAGGTTATCCTGCTTTGGCTTCATCGTTTAAGTTCTTCCATACGTTACTATACATGGAAGAGGTCACTCCATTCACACGTAAGGAACTACTTGAATGGTCGGTAGGTGAATTTAAGTTTCAGTTGCGGTACACGGCATGGAAGAACCACGTAGACAAAAAATATAATGACATAATAAATAGGAAAAAATGATATATTTGTTACTATGAAAGTAATTTACCCCAAACCAAATGTTTACCGAAATGGAACAAAACGAGATCTTAGGGAGGCTTGACGAACGCTCTAAATCAATACGCGAGGACGTTCACTCGATACTAGATCAACTAACGAAACTTAATTCAAAAGTAGCAACGCACGAAAAAGAAATAACGGATATAAAGCTAAAACTGGCAGTAACGCAGGGCCATTGGAACGGGGTGAATAAGATGGTAGCGCTAGGTCTTACATTGATAGGTATAATTTCAGGGGCATTAGCAGCTGTTTTAATGAAATGATATGACACGCACGGAGGTAAGGGAATTTATCGAAGCAGGGGTAAACGCACTAACGCCAGCGGTGGAATTTGGATCAGGGCTTCTTACCGATTTCAACTCTATCCGGTCACATCAATATCCATCTGTATGGCAGTCAGTTAAGGCCGTTACGCCTGTAATTCCTTTCAACATGAATGCACCCACCGACAGCTGGGACATCGAATTAACCATAGCCCAAAAAGATGCTATGGACTCAGCACCCGAACAATACGAACACATCATAGACGATTGCGACCTCATCGCTCAGAAGCTGGTTTACAAATACCGCAATATCGTGAGCGGGTATAAACTCGTTACGATGGAAAGTTTCAAACGTGACCCATTTGTAAAGAAACATGCGGATTGTCTGTCAGGCGTTACCCTCACATTTACTCTGGTGGCCCCGGACACCACTAATGTATGCTAAAGGACGTATTAGAGCAACAGGGTAAAAAGGGCGTTGAAATAGTCAGGGCCGCTGTTTCCAAATATTCCGCCACAGGCGAAACGGAACGATCTATTGAATACAAATCAGACGCGACAAGCCTGCAGATTTTAGCACGGGAGTTTATCATCGCTATGGAAACAGGGCGCGGCCCGCGTCAATCTTCTTCCGATGGTGGATTCAAAGATAAGATGTTAAAGTATATGCAAGCCCGTGGCATCGGTGCCGACCTGGATCAAAAGAAAAAAGAGGCATTGGCTAAGTTCTTAGTCCTGAAGATTAACCGGGAAGGGGACAGGCTATACAAAAAAGGAGGAGGCCGTGACGTTTATACCTCAGCGGTGGAGAAGTTTTCCGAGGACCTGATTCAGGCCGTCAGCCGGGACCAGTTCAAAAGGTTTGGCGACAAGATAAATGAAACATTTAAAGACATCAAATAAATGGCACTATCAGTAGTACAACGGCCACAGGGGTATATATTAGGATCTTCAATTCCTGGATATTCATATAATTATGTTGGTTATTATCAAATTCAGACAAACGTATCTCATAATTTAATAACAGGAGACGCTTTTTATATAGAATCAGATATTTCAGAATACAACGGTTTTTTTAAAGTAGGCGCTTATAATTCTGTTCAGATTCAAGTCTTAGACTTAGACGGATTACCAATTCCATTTATTAGGACTAATGCTGTTACGCTTTACTTTGTTAGTACGCATGCATGGAACTGCGTTCACCTTCCCATCGTGTTTAAATTGCAGTCTACCGCATGGCCTACTAACTCGGTAGACACGGTGCGCACGGTTTCGAGTTATGCCAATGATAACGGGTATGTGAAACTGACATGTTCGGGTGAGCTTAACGCGGGGGTCTCAGAACTGGAATTTGTTAAGGTTACGTTTACTGGCGGAACCTCCACGGTATATCAGGTTATCGCATGGTATTCCACATCAATAGTCACTATAAACCTCGCCTATGTTGGTGGGTTAACGTTCACGTCTGTTCAATACTATTATAACAACTATCATGCACGCATTCGGCTTTACGCGGGCCTGTCAGCTTCCCATTACTTTACAAGTCAGAAGCCCTATGAACTAATCACAGAGCAAAGAGTCATTCCGGATTCAGACGGTATTTGCACGTTGAACGTAAACGAGTTTCTAAAGGAAAAAATAGATATTCTTAAAAACGATCTTTTAAAGGGAACGCTTCAGAATAACCTAGATTCCTTTTGTCAGTTCTATATCACGTATGCAGAAGGTTACGACTATTCTACGGGTGGTTATACTTTGATGGATTATGTAGGTAGTTATACGGACGATTCAAGTAATTTTACCGGATATGCCGTCAATGCGGAACTACCTTTTAAAAACCTTCATTCCGGCTATCTTTCGGATTACATATATGGCTCATCAGCTACCAAGTTAAAGTTTCTTACCCCTTCGTTATATCCTGAATTAACCCCTGGCCAGTTCTTCGATATATCCTTTGTTAATCAGATTGGTGCATTGTTACGAATCAGGCGTGAATGTCTGGTTAATGGCGTTATCGTGGCGCAATATATAGACTTAATTGACGATTACGGTATTGGAATTTATCGCTATGAACTAGACCAAAGCATTTATCTAGAGGACGAAATTTATATTACTTTGGAATACTATGATTACAGTTCATGGATACCTATTTCAGAAACGAAGTCAATCAAAGTAAATACCGATTGTTCCGGTAATATGCTGAATTTCACATGGCTAAACCATTTAGGAGGTTTTGATTATAAAGTATTTAAATCAGATTCCGATTATGGCGTTTCGATCGAGGGCACAAAGTCAGTTAAGAAAAACATTTTCACGAATTGGCCTAAATCCTACGGTCTTGGAGCGGACACCATCAACCAACAGACGCAACGGATAAGCCGCCAAGTGGTAACGGTGCGATGTGAGAATCTTACAGAAGAACAGGTAAGCGACTTGTATAGAATAAGGACCTCGCCATTGGTGCAGATTGTGGACAGCAGGGAAAGCAGACGAACGGTTATCGTGGATGGCGGGTCCTTTGTTTACCTACAGCAGAGGGAGAAACTTTTTAACTTAGAATTTGGCATATCCTTTACCGACAATTTACCCGCTCAATCGTTATGACGTTTAGAGATGATGACGGCAATGAGATAGAAACAAGTGGCGAAATCGCCATGACGAAACAGTCTGTTTCTTTTTTTAACTCAAAGATTAAGGGTGATTTTTCAACTACATTCCAGATCGATAACAATTCAGTAAACCGAAAGACGCTAGGTTACAAAGGTCCTCAGATGCTAAATCAGATAGCCTACACAAAGCAGGCGTTTAGCCGGGTAAGGAATGGGAACATCTTAGACCGGGGATACATCGTTATCCAATCTGATAACGGGCCAACCTTGTCATGTTTCTATGTGTCGGGAAATAGTAACTGGGTCCAGCTTTTAGAGGGACTGATTACAGAGTTAGATTTCACGGGTATTGCGAGTAGAAAAGATTACAGCGTTTTGTTAAATTCTACCAATGTAATCAGCGCGAAGTCTAGTGAAAAGGAAACCGTATTCCCGTTAGTAGATTGGGCATATAATTATAATAAAGGAGGCGATGAGGAGTTTAATTTAGCTGACGGCATTTTAGATTCATCTCACAACTTTTATGATTTTCCATTATATGATCCTTACCCTTGTTTTTATTTACATTCTTTGGTCGATGAGATTTTAAGTCAATCAGGATTTAAAAAGAATGGAAATTTATTTGATGATGGATTATATAAGTCTATTGTCATTACTCCTGTGAATGGGTTAATGAAAAGAGAGGCTTTCAAAAATATAATAGCCTATGGGACAAATCAGGCATTTACATTAGCTGGCGGGTTGGCTCAATATACTTCATTAACGTCTATTTCATCGTCATTTGTAAATGATGCCTACACGAGTCCAATAAATTGTCTTACCTATTTTGAGATTAACCTATGGTATAATACAGGAAACACTAATTTATATATTTATAAAAACGGTATTTCAATTGAAAGTCTTTTATTGATTTCACTTGGTGTAACAGCCGTTTCATATACTCTATTAAAGGGAGATGTGATTACATTTTATGCAGAAACCATTGACTCCGATGAGACAATTAGATTTGATGTGACCGTAAAGATACCTGAAAATATAAGCATTAATGACTATGTTTATCCGTCCCATTTTCTACCACCTCTATCCAGCCTTGACGTTATAAAATTCTGCATTAACTTTTTAGGATGTTCTGTTTATTTCAATGATGTATCTAAGACATTTAGTTTTAATATTGTTGAAAGAATTAATCTTACAGACTCCTATGATTGGTCCGCTTACTATGTGACCCATAAATCAAAATATACTGTTGACCAGGCGCAAAACAATTATATCAAGTGGGAGAAAAACGAAACCAATAGCGACATTATAAAATATAATTCCGAAAATCTGTTAGGGTTTGGTAATGGTAACATTGAAACGGGAAACACTTTTAAAGTAAATAATACCATTAGCCAGTTACCTTTTCAGCCTTCGCCATTTGGTCTAACTAAATCAGGGTTTTATAAAGCAAACGTTCCGCTTGTTAATCTGGTAGATGATGGGGATGCGATACCCTACACTGCCATTTCAGATTCAAGCGGCATAGAGCGATATGCTATTGCTTCGGGTCATGGAATAATAGCTAATGAAATTGTAAGGATTAGTAACAGTGACAATACAAATCTAGGGTATAGATTAGTATATGGTGTGGGTGCTGCTTATATAGAAGTCTATACAGCATTTTTGGCCACCGGAACGGGGTTTATCAGGAAACAAAAAATAGTTTATCAGGATGTAGGACCGCGTATATTAGTTAATTATCCAAGTAAAAACGTTTGGGATTATTCGCAGTCATCTAGTTTCCGTGCCGGTTCCCTTGTGGCAAATCAAAGCACGTGGCCAATGGCTTACTTTACAAAGCAGGAAATAGGATTAGGCATTGATCAATATCAAAGTAATTTATCCATTGACAATCCTAATGTTACCGGCTTCAATGATCCTACCATAAAAGAACTTTACTTCAATAAGATTTCACGGTTCTTACAAAATCCAGACATCGAGGCGATCATGATATTACCGGAGGCGGTATTTCAAAGATTCATATTCGACCGTTTTATTTATCTGGAGACAGAACAGCTCATAGGATACTTCTTTGTTAAAAGCATTGAAAACTATATCGACAGTAATACACCAGTGACAGTAAATCTCTACATGCTATGAAAAAGATAAAACTAACAAAAGGATTTGAAGCCATAGTAGATGATGCGGATTATGAATGGCTAAATAATCATAAATGGCATGTCATGAAAGGGTCAAAATATACCCATTACGCTAGAACAAAAATAAAAGGGGAAATAAAAAGAATGCATCGACTTATTTTGGAGTTGACAAATCCTAAAGAAGAGGTAGATCACATTAACGGTAATGGGTTAGATAATCAGAGACATAATCTAAGAAAGGCCACTCACGCGCAAAATCAGAAAAATAAAAAATCATCCGGTAAGACTAGTCAATATTTAGGCGTTTGTAAAGTTATTCAGAAAACACCATATGGGGTTTATGAATATTGGAATGCGGCAATATCTTTAAATGGTAAGAATAAAACGATAGGTAGATTTAAGGATGAAAAAGAAGCCGCATTAGCATATAATAAATTAGCCTCAGAATTTCATGGAGAATTTGCAAGATTAAATATGTTATAGCTATGGCTGACGAAAAAAAAACAATCATACTCGACTTTCAGGTAGATGAAAAAGAGGCGGTAGTAAGTATAGAAAACCTCGTTAAGGCTAACAAAGCACTACGTGAGGAACGTAAGAAAGTAGACCTCTCAACTGAGGACGGGATTAAGCGCGTGAAAGATATTAACACGCAGCTTGATAAGAATACCGAAACCATCAAAAACAATTCTTCAAGTCTTGAGAAGCAGCGCCTGAACGTGGGTAATTACACGGGCGCGCTCGATAAACTTATTCCAGGGTTAGGCGCAACCGTGGAAGGATTTAAAGGCATGGCGAAGGCGGCCCTCGCATTCGTAGCTACCCCTATCGGGGCCGTAATCGGTGCATTAGGATTGGCAATTTCAGCCCTGATTTCCTACTTCAAAGGCTCAGAGGAAGGCCAGAACCGGCTAAACAAGATCATGGCCGTGGGTACCGTGGTCTTTGAAAAGTTCATGGACGTGGTGGAGATGGTAGGCGAATTTCTTTTCAATGGCCTTGCCAAAGCGTTCGATTTCGTAAGTAATGCGTTAGGAAACTTAACTAAGTTCTTAGGTATCGATCAAACAGCCGCGGTAAAGTTCTTCACAGAGATAGATAAAAGCGCACAGAAGTTTGCCGACAACGAGGCAAAAAGGGACAAGCAGGAACGGGCCTTAATTGAGGCAAGATCAAAAACACGGTTAGAGATAGCCAAGATCCGGAAAGAGGCAGACGAAGCCGAAGGGGCGGCACGCAAGGCATTAATTGAGGAGGCTATCGCGTTAGAGTTTGCCCTTCAGGAACAGGAACTTGCACAAGCTTTGACCCGTCAGGAAATAGCGGCACAGAAAGCCGAACAGTTCGGAAATGATAAGACGGCCCTTGATGAACTAGCCCAGGCAAATGCGGCCCTGATGGATGCGGAATCTGCAGCCTTTGAGAACACGCGCAAGCTAAACAAGGAAAGAATTGCACTTGAAAAAGAACTCCAGGATGAAATCACAGCGGCCCACAAGTTAGGTATAGCCAATAGGCATGCCGCGAGCAGGGACGCTAACATTGAAGAAAGAAAGATCGCCACCGAACGAGGTGAAACGGAAGTAAAACTTACTACCACTTTCGGGGAACAGGTTTTAGCAGTTAATAAGTCATTAGCAGAAAAACAGAGGCAAGCGGACAAAGAAAAACAGGCAGCCGATGAGAAGTTACAAAAAGAAAATTATGAGAAATTAATAAAAGGAATAACGGAGGCCACCAATGTAGCGATCGACATTACGAGTAAATTCTTTGACCTGAAGGCTAATCAGTATAAAAATGATGAGAAGGCGTTAATGGCCACATTAGCAAAACAAAAACAGATTTTGAATGACCAATATGCTGCTGACGTTGCAGAATTGCAATCCAAGTTAGATAAGCAAGAAATAACTCAGGAAGAATACGATAAATCTATCGTGGCCCTCAATGCGAAACAGAAAGCCGACCTTAAGCAGCTTGAAATAAATAACGCGATGGCGCTCAATGACATCAAGAAAAAGCAATTCGACACAGATAAAAAAAATCAGATAGCGCAAGCCATAGCGGACGCAGCAAAAGCAGTTCTCGGAGTATTGGCAGCAACGCCAGGGGGTTTTATCATCAAAGGTATTGCCGCGGCTTTGACAGCGGCCTACGCGGCAATCCGTGTTAAGCAAATCAAAGAGATGGAATTTGTGCCTACTACTTTTGCAGACGGTGGCTACACTGGTGATGGTGGAAAATATTCTCCCGCGGGAACGGTGCACCGTGGCGAATTTGTAATGCCGGCCGAAACAGTTAAGGCGTATGGAAAAGATTATTTTCAGTCTTTCCTTGACGGTAGTGTAGTTGCCAACGGCATGACGGGCGGCATGCGTGCCAATAGCGCCATGTCACAGGGCCCCGTTTATCTTAATTACACAGAGTTTAGAAAATTTCAGAATGAAGTACAGCTAAAAGAAACAATTACAAGTGCATGAACATACTAAGTTTATCCCGTAAGCAGGTGGAGGAGTTGATAGAGTCGGGCATGATACGCAAAGAGAACCTGAGGCATTATGACCTTTGCCGCGCGCTCGCTTCCGGCATGACGCAGGAACAGGCAGCAGAAAATTTCAACTTCACCGATGATCGATACGTCAGGGAAATAAAGAAAAAAAAGTGTCCTAATTGCAAATAGGTAGGTTTTTATACCTAATTAGTTAGTTATAGCCTTTTTATTTTTGGTGTATGGAAGGCCACCTATACACTGAAGGACGTATAACAAAAGATTACCCCGCTCAAATCAAAGAGCAGATAGCGGCACTATCCCCTGATTGTACAAAAATCATTCATCATATTCAAAGCCCTGGCGGTGACTGCTACGCGGCATTCAATGGCTATCATGAGTTGATGAAAATCGGGAAGCCTATCAAATCAATCATCGAAGGTGAGGCCCAAA